TATCCAATAAACTTGCACTACAATAGCAAAAACCTAAGAAGGGAGTTTATGTCTTACAAATGGAAAAAGGATAAAAACGATAACGTAATAGAAGAACCTGTAAAGGCAAATGATGACTTGATGGATGCTTGTAGATATGCCGTGTTTACGCATTTAACCAAGCTAAAATTTGAGGTGTCGGTATTTTAGGATAAATTGTCTAACTTTGTTAAAATTCATATATAATGGGATTACTTGACTTTTTTGGTAAAAGACAAAAACTATCTACTGTACTACCACAAATTCCTTTTAACGGACAAGTTGCAATACAACAAGGGATAATAACTTGGCAAGGTGGCGATAACATTAGTTTCGTAAATGATGGTTATTCAGCAAATGATATAGTTTATTCAATCGTTAAATTAATTGCGGACAAAGCAAAACTTGCTCCATTCCACGTTTACAAAGTAGTGGATGAAACTTCTGCAAAGAAATACAAAGCGTTAATGAGCCAACCAGATAAGATTGAGAACTGGAAGGATGTTGAGAAGCTACATAAGAAAGCATTTGAAATATATACAAAAGATGCACGATTAAACGAGTTATTAAAATACCCTAACGAAGAAGATACCTTTGGCGATTTCGTAGAGGCTTGGTGTACTTTTAAATTGGTTACAGGTAATTCTTTTGTTTACGCAAAGATGATTGAAGGTGGTAACAATAATGGTAAGCCTTATGAAATGTACGTCTTGCCTTCGCAATATATGTATGTGTTAGCGGACATTCAAAACTTCCCTCCAACTATTAGCGGTTATCAATTGAATTATGGTCCACTTTGGAACTTTACTAAACAAGAAGTACTACAAGATAAATACATAAACTTACAATGGAATACAACTGGCAATCAACTATATGGTCAATCACCATTGATGGCTGCTGCGAGAAACTTGACTCGTTCAAACGAAGCCAAGACTGCGGCTGTTGCTTCTTTCCAGAATGGTGGTCCAGCTGGAGTTCTATTTATGAATGATGATAGATTTGACCCTATTAGTGGAACACAACAAGCACAAGCACTTAAAAGAGCAGTAAGCGAAAAAGGTGGCTCTGCTAACTTTAATTCAATTGCGGTTAGTGGTTACAAAGTAGATTGGAAACAAATCGGTTTAAGTCCTGTTGAATTAGATATTATTGAAAGTGAAAAATGGGATATGAAAGCACTTTGTAACATTTACGGAGTACCTTCTCAATTATTAAACGATGCCGATAACAAGACTTACAACAACCAAAGAGAAGGAGAGAAAGCATTGACTGTTCGTTGTGCTATTCCTTTGTTAGTTGGTATTCGTGATAACTTAAATAGAAAATTACATAGTGATTGGGGTTATCGTGGAACTGATATTTATGTTGACTTTGACCCAACTGTTTACGGAGAATTAGAAGCAAACAAATCAGAGCAAGTAGAATGGTTGGATAAAGCGTGGTGGATTGCACCTAAGCAAAAGATGGATATAATGGGATTAGAGATTCCTGATTACGTTGACCAAGCTGAAATGGAAAAATTATATATTCCATCAAGTTTACAAAGTCCAGATGAGTTCCAACCATTAACAATACCAGAATAATGATTTGGCAAGATTATAGGAAACTATATTTAAACGCAATAAAAACCTATTCGCCCAAGTTCAAGAAAGAACTACAAAGGCAAGTAGATACTTATTGCGATACCCAAGATTTAAACGCTATTAGCGATAAGAAGATAAAAAAGACCATCCAAAACCTTCATATTGCAATGGGGGTTAAGATGGCACAAATTGTAAATAAAAACGTTTCTAAGTCTGTTAAAGGATATCAAGGACCAAATGAGTTTAAGAATAATCAAACTGATTTGTTTACTTACCTTATGTTAGCTTATTTAGAACAAAAAGGATTAGATAAAGTAGCTAAAGAAATAACTCAAACAACTAAAAATCAGATTCAACAATACTTAATGAAGTCAGTTGAAGAAGGTTTAACGATGCAAGAAACAATCAAGCTATTAAGAACGGCTGGGATAACGGATTATAGAGCAGAAATGATAGCAAGAACGGAAACAGGTAAAGCTGCAAATTATGGTTCTATGATTGGTGTAAGTGCAACTGGTCTTGTAACTATGAAAGAGTGGATAGCATCAAGAGATGCAAGAACAAGGAGAGTTCCACCAGATGCGTTTGACCATTATAATATGGATGGTATAAAAGTAGCATACGATGAAAAATTTAATGTTAAAACTAAGAATGGCGGTTTTGAGCAAATGTTACATCCTTGCGACCCAAGTGGAAGTGCTGGGGATGTTATCAATTGCCGTTGTACGTTAGGCTATGAAGCAGTAAGAGGTGAAGATGGAAAGCCAAAAAGGTTACAGGATAACCCACCAAGAGGCGATATGGGGTTAGTTTGGAATCTAATAAATAATGTGGCTTTGATGCAAATTTCTAATTTAATAAGAGATTTGTTAGCAGATTAAAAAAAATTAATAACTTTGTTATATGAGTAAGATTGAAAACAAAAGCTACAATGATATGATTTTGGATATAGAGCCAGAATCAAGAACAGTAAAAGCGTGTTGGTCAAGAATTGGAAACGTTGATTTGGATAACGATATTATCGTTGCTGAAGCGTTTACCAAGACTATCAAAGAACGTGGACCGAAAGGCAAGAATATGATTTGGTCTTTAGTAGACCACAAAGCTGATATGGCACATACTTTGGGTAAGCCTAAAGAGTTATACATAGAAGGCGATATGCTTGTTGCGGTTACTGACTTAATAGAAACTGAATGTGGCGAAGATGCTATCAAGTTATATGAAGCTGGTTTAATCAATCAACACTCAATCGGTTTTAGTACTTTAAAGTCTGATGTAAACCAAAAGACAGGAGTTCGTACAATTACCGAATTAAAACTATATGAAGGTTCAGCGGTTCTTTGGGGTGCTAATCCAGAAACACCAACATTGGGTTTCAAGGGTGAGTTCAAAGAAACTAAAGAAAACTTATCAATAAGATTAGAAAACTTAATTAAGGCATTTAGAGGTGGTACATTCACAGATGACACTTTTGCTTTGATGGAGATTCAAATAAAACAAATACAAGCTGAATTATTGGCTTTGGAAATTACTGAAACAATCACTCAACCCGCTGAAGCAGTTGAGCCGACACCAGTGGTAGAAGAAAAGAATAATGAGGAAGTATTAAAGGCAATTAAGCAATTTAACAATCTATTTAAAAAGTAAAAATGGAAAATTTAATCAACGAAATGGCTGAGAACCTTAAAGGTTTTCAAGCTAATGCAGAAGCTCAAATTAAAGAGGTATCTGCACAAGTAACTGTCGTTAAAGACGAGTTACAAAAGCAAATTGACTCTCAATTAGCTACACAAAAGAAAGCAGCTAAGAAAGAAGTTAAGTTTATGGATGAAGTTATCTTAGAGAAATTAGATGGTAACTTTGACGCAATGGAAAAGTCTTTAAAGAATAGCGGAAAATTCCGTTTAGACTTATCTGATGTTAAGACAATGACTTTAAGTGGTAACTTAACTGGTGATTCTCAAGCATCTTATGCTCCGAACCCAGCTATCCAACCAGCTCAAAGCATCAACTTTAGAGATTTGATTCCTACAGTAAGAAGCGAAACTGGATTGTATGTTTACTATCGTGAGAACGCTGGTTTGACTAACAACATCGCTGCTCAAACTGAAGGTTCTGATAAAGGTGAGAACAACTACTCTTTGACTGAAGTTAAAGTAGTAAACGATTACTTAGCTGGTTTCTCTACATTCTCTAAGCAAATGCTAAAGTCTTTACCATTTATGACACAGACTTTACCAAGAATGTTACAAAGAGATTTCTTCAAGGCTGAGAACTCTGCGTTCTTTACTGCTGTATCTGGTGCTGCAACAGGTTCAACTACAACTGCTGAAACTAACGATTTGTTACAATTAGTGGATTACATCGCTAACCAAAAGACTGCGAACTTTGTTCCTTCTTATGCTTTAGTATCTCAAACACAAATGGGTCGCTTATTGAAAGCAACTATCGCTGCTGGTTACTATGCTGGTGCTGGTAGTGTTGTTGTAAACCCTAATGGCGGTATCACAATCTGGGGAGTTCCTGTAATTAGTGCATCTTGGGTAACTGATGATAAAGTTTTAATCTTTGATTCTGCATACTTAGAGAGAGTTGAAGTTGAAGGTTTAGCTATCGAGTTCTCTTATGAGAATGGCGAAAACTTCCAAAAGAACTTAGTAACTGCTCGTATTGAGTGTTACGAAGACATCAACTTAATGTTGACTACATCTGCAATCTATGCTGATATGGGTAACGTAGGTTAATTCTAAGGATTAGTAAATAATGACCCCTACCAATTTGGTGGGGGTTTTTTATTGGAATAAATTAAGTAATTTTGTAAAAAAAGGATATGTCTTATTCTAATTATATTAATGACTTTAGTGCAGTTCCTATTGCACCAATAACAGAGCCAGTTACTTTAGCAGAGGCAAAATTGTATTGCCGTGTTACTACAAGTGCTGAAGATACTTTGATTACGTTAATGATTACACAAGCAAGAGAAGCTATTGAAGTTGCAACAGGATTGAGTTTGATACCAAAAGACATAACTACTTACTTTAACAACGTAAGTGGCAATTTTGATATTCCATTCGGACCAATTGACATAGATACATTTGAGTTGTTTGATATGGAGCAAGGCGGAATAGAAGTTACAACTCCTAACTTACAATTGATAGGTAATGAGTTCCCTAAATTATCTTCACCAAGATATGCTAACTTAAAGGCTACTTATGAGGCTGGTTACACAACTATCCCTAAAGACCTTAAATTAGCTATATTAGACCAAATCTCTTATGATTACGAGAATAGAGGATTAGATGGTGATTCTGGTATTTGTGAGAAATCGTGGAAAGCGTGTCAAAGATGGACAAGAATAAGCCCAATTTTATAATATGAAGTTAGGAAAAGCGAAAGCAAATTACGTTGATGCCAACACGATGACTCGTGAGGTTAAAATCTATGCTGCCACAAGAACAAGTGATGGTCAAGGTGGATTCACTACCACATTTGCCCTACAAAGCACAGTTTGGGGTGATTTAAGACCAGATAATCAAGTTCGTGAGGTAGGAGAGGCAGAATTGCAATTTGACCAAAGAAACCGCCTTTATATTCGTTTTGGTGCTACTATTAAAGATTCGGATGAAGTAGAGGTTGAAGGCGATAGATTTACAATACATTCTATTAAGAACGTTGAGAACCAAAATAGGTTCTTGGAGTTAATAATTTACAAATAATGGCTGGGTTTACTTTTGACATAGGTAATTTATCAGAGGTATTAAAAAAACTTGATACATTAGATGCTAAAGTGCAAAAAGAGGTAAAGGATGAAATAAATGCTTCGGCTTTAAATATTCAAAGTGGAGCAAAAAGATTAGCACCTGTAAACTTTGGCACTTTAAGAAATAGTATTTACTTGAAAGAACAAAAGGTTGAAAAAGGAATTGTTTTTACTGTTGGTGCAAAGGCTTCTTATGCTGCTTATGTAGAATTTGGCACAGGTGGTAAAGTAAGTATTCCAGCTGGATATGAGGAGTTAGCTGGTTCGTTTAAAGGCAGAAAAGGTGGAAAATTAGATGATATGGTTGAGGCTTTAATGAAATGGGGAATAAGAAAAGGATACATTCAAGCTGGAGAAGGTGCTAAAAGACACGCTTTTTATATGGCTCTTAAAATCCTTAAAAATGGATTAAGTCCACAACCTTTCTTAATACCTTCTTTTGAAACCGAAAAGCCTAAATTGATTAAGAACATATTAAACGTAATGAAGAATGTTAAATCCTAATATTGAGATAAAAAAGTGGTTTTATACTAACTTGACAAGTGCAAGTGGATTAGTTGTTTATGATGGATTTGCTCCAGAGGGTGCTGGTAATGAATATATTGTTATGACTGGTAGAACATCAAGTCAAGAACAAGGCAAAGCTGGATATACAAATAGTATTAGCATCGTAGTTGATATTATTACAAAAAATGCTAACTTTGGATATAAACGTGCTGAAACTATAAGCGATTTAGTGTTGGATGATATAAACTCGGATTCAGTTATAACCCTATCAAATGGGTTTACTGCTTCAAGTTTAAGTGTAGAAAGCATTAGAAACTTAGATGGCTTAAACCCTTTGGATAACGTTTTTAGAGTATTAATAACATATAACATAACCATAACTCAAAATTAAAATTAAATAAAATGGCAGAAACAAAAGTAAGCGGTAGAGATTATATCCTCTTAGCTGACATTAACAATGATGGAACATACAAGCCTGTTGCTTGTTTGACTACTAACTCTTTGACATCAACTTTAGGAACAATTGATGCAACTTCTAAGTGTGGAGACCAATATACTCCAAATCAATCTTTTAACCAATCTTTCGAGTGTGAAGGATTTGCGATTGATGAAACAGGTACTCCTTCTAAAGATAGCTACCAACAATTGTATGCTGCTCACGCTGCACAAACTTTGTTTGCAATTAAAATGGGTAGAGCCGTTCCAGTAGCTGGTGATATTACTTATGGTGGAACTCCTACAAGTTTAGTTTTCATTAGCAACTTTAATGTTAATGCTGCTGATAAAGATGATGTGAAGTTTACTGCAACTTTCGTTGTAAGTGTACCTCCTATCACTCAAACTGAAACTGGAGTTTAATTAAAATAAAAAACTATGTTCGAATTAAAGACTAACAACAACAAAATCCACCTAAAGTGGGGTACTTGGGCAATGCGTGAGTTTACTAAACAAAACAATATCGGTATTGATGAGTACTTTAAAGTTCTTTCAACGGCTCAAACAAGTTTAGATGTAATAGTTCAGCTTGTTTATATTGGTTATAAATCTGCTTGTGTAAGCAAGAAAGATGAAGTAATATATACAATTGATGATGCTTGTGAATGGATTGATGAAGTGGGTTCTATTTTTAGCGAAGATGGTCAAATAATTGATTATTTAAAATATATCGTTGAAAGTACAGTCCACACCATTACAGGTGTAAAGAAGGAAGAAGAAAAAAAAAAGCCTAACAAAGCTAAGCTGGGATGATATCTTAGTTAAAGCTGCGGAGTGCGGAATACGACCAAATGAATTTTGGGATATGACTTGGAAGGACTTTTCCATTATCGTTTTAGGTAAGGAAAGAAACGAGTTAAACGAATGGGCAAGGACTAGAAACCTTGCCTATATTGTATATCTAAGTTCCACAACCGAGAAAAATCCTAAAAGTTTAAAGTCTTTTTGGAGTATTCCAGAATTGGATGAGGCAGATGTTTATGAGGAAAGAGTTATGATAACTGAAGAACAACTGGCAAGAACACTTAAATTGTACGGAGTAAATTAACAAAGATGGCAGAAATTATAGATTTAAATATTAATATTGGTGCTAATACAACGGACTTTGAAGGTTCATTACAAAAAGCACAAAATCTATTAAAACAATTTGAAGCTGCCTTAAAGAAAGCTACTAACGTTGGTGAGATTAATTATTTAAATAATTCAATTAAGACTCTTAATGGTACAATTGCTGGTATAAACCAACAAATGAATAAAGTTGGTAGACCAGCTGCTGATGCTACTAATGCCTTAACTAACGTTTCAAGAGTAGCACAAGATGCATCTTATGGATTTATTGGTATTGCAAATAACTTAAATCCTTTATTAGAATCATTTCAAAGATTAAGTAAAGAAAGTGGTGGAAGTACTAATGCTTTAAAATCAATGGCTGCTGGTTTAACTGGTCCAGCTGGTATTGGTCTTGCTTTAGGTGTTGCTTCTTCATTAGTTATATCATTTGGAGATGAATTAAGTGATTTTGCAAATAAAAAACTTAGTGGTGTAACTCAAGCAATGAAGTTAGAAGCAGCCGTATTTAAAGAGGCTCAAGAAGGTTACATAAAAGCTACTAATGAAATAAACACACTTAATCAAGCACACGATGATTATACTAATGGCATTATTACAAAAGAGCAATTCTTAAAGCAATTTAATGCTACTTTAGGAGATACAATTAAAAAGACTGATGATTTAGCTACTGCCGAAAAATTCCTTAGAGATGGAGCTGATGATTATATTCAGATGATGTACTATAAAGCTATATCTACTGAAGCACTTAATCAAGCTGCAAAAAAGCAAGTTGAATCTTTACAAAAACAAACTGCACCACTAGAGCCTACAATTTTACAAAGAACAATAAGTTTTTTAGCACCAGCTGGAAGTGCAAATGCAGAAGAAAGAGCAGCAAAAGCAAGAAAAGAAGAAATAGATAACTTAGATAATGATGCTTATATATTAAAAGATATAGCAGCAACTTATAAGACATTAGGGGATAATATGCAGTTTAATCTAAGGAGAATATTTGGCGCTCCTTCAGATAATCCATTAACTACTGAAGAATCTGATTTTAAAATAATGGCTAAGCTAGAGTTAGCCGATACGGAAAGATATGTAGCTAAATTAAAAGAAAAACTTAAAGAGGCACAATATGTGCTTAAAAATGAAAGAATAAAATTATTCACTTTACCTTCAGAAAGAAGGTCTGAACAACAAAAAAGGAGTGGATATTTTGATAAGCAAATAAATGAATTAACTGAACAATCTAACAAAACTGGTTTAGGTGCATTTTTAATGAAGGATGCTAAGTCTAGAATTACATCTTATGATGCAGAGGAGAAAAAAATAAAAGAATTATCACAGGCTTACGAGGATTTTGCAAATATGTTAGCTAGTAATTTAACATCTGGAATTATGGATGTATTTGCTGCATTTGAAGAAGGCACAAATCCTTTAGAAGCTATTGCAGATATGTTCTTGAATATAGCTAAATCAATAGCAGCAGCAATAATACAAGCTACAATATTTCAAGCAATACTTACTGCTTTTCCAGAACTTAAAGCACTTTTTGCAGCTAGTGGTGCGTTACAAAGTGCGTTTGGAGGGAGAAGGTTAGCTGAAGGTGGTATAACAAATGGTGCTTCTATTGCTATGATTGGAGAAGCTGGACCAGAGGCAGTTTTACCATTAAGTAAATTAAATACTTTTATGCAAACTACTTTTAATGCAGGAGCAATGAGTGGAAGCAGTTATAATACAGGTGGAAGTAATGTAGCAGTTTTAAGAGGTCAAGACCTTTTAGTAGCTATAAATAGAACACAAAAATCTTCATTCCTTAAAGGTCAAAATATAAGTTTAATTTAATGCCATACGGACAAAGATATACAATAACACAAGCGTTAAGAGACGGAAGTAGTTTAATAGCTAGAATTTACGAAAAAGATTATTCTCTTGCAGTAAAA